GTAAATCCTTTTTGGATTAGGCTCTCTACCCATGTCTGAGAGTCTTGCATTAAAGTCAACTCGTTTTTAGCAGCTCTAGCATCAGCATAATCATCTATGTTCCTCTCCTCATGAGGTAGCTTATCCTGCCAATCAGGAGTCCTCCCTCCAGTACGACCTTTAAACTTACGCTTATGTTTAGGAATAGTTTTTAGAAGCATTGCTTGAATAGCCTCCATGCCCTCTTCTCCCTCTTCATCCGCAAGAAGTTCTTCTCCATCCGCAGGGGGTTCTTCTTCAGCCCCTTCCATGAAACCAGCTTGTTCTCCCTGTTCCAATTGTTGTTGCTGTTGTTCTAATTGTAGAGCTTGTTGTTCTCCCTGCATTCGTGCAGATGGAACCATCTCACCAGAAACTATAAACTCTGCATCTTCTAGAGAAACATCTTGGTCTTTTAGAATAACCTCAAAACCCATATTAGCATACTGATTCGCAACTGCAATTTTCTGCTGTGCGAATTGAATACGAGTAGCTTCTGCTCGTTCTTCAGGTTGTGGTAATTCTAATCCCCAATCAGTTATACCAAAGGCTTCTAAGAGTTGTGGGAAAACCTTCTCATGGAAGAGTCTCTGGTCACCCTCAACTACACGACTCATTACAACTAGCTGTTGTGTTTGAGTAGACAAGCCTCCAAAAGCTTCAGGTGCACCTTGCCAAGCAGGGGTCACACCCCACATAGCAGCTACACGTTCTCGTATCTCTGCTCTCACAGGAAGGTAATCCATCTCCTGTAGTGTGTGGAATAACCGTACCATGTCAACTCTACCTCTGTTATTCTTAGCAGATACTGCTACCATAGGAACAAAGTTAGGGTCTATACGAGTCTGAGCAGCAATGTTAGCACGTTCTCTACGTAGACTTTCAGGGTCATCCGTAAAGACCATCATCATAGACCCAGGCATCTTACGCTCAAAGAAATATCTATATAAGTTCTTGTCCATTCCAATCAAGGTAAGAACCTTTTCAAATATAGTAAGTAGAGGACTCCATCCATATGTTTCAGATGGGAAGAACTTAGAAACGTGAATGACTTCATTCTCAAACAAATAGATATGTTGGCTACGATGATAATATTTATACATAATAGGCCAGCGTTCCCGTTGACAACTAGAGTCTTTACAATTACCTGGGGTATCTGCTACTTCTTCTCTATGAAGAGGGCATACAAAGTGAGCGTTCTTAGGTAAACCTGCCATGTCTAGGTCATATTCAACTAGCGCAGGATTTAACCTACGAATCTCTTTGACTTTAGACCTAACGGTTTTACCATCATCATAAAATTCTTTGACCAAATAGAGAAACCCATCATCCACAATATTAACATCAAAATGGAATTGTCGTAAGACTTCTTCTAGAGATTGGTCAAATACATTGCAGCTTGAAATAATTTTCTCCATCCTCTCCCGTTGTTCTGGGTCAGGATTTTCAACTAGAGGTTTCCAAGTGATGCCCCTGCGAAATACTTCACCAGTAATATGACTTACTGGTGAACGCACTTCCTCAACAGACATAGATATGGTTTGAATATCCATGACAAGTTGCTGACGGTATGCCATTTGGTGTCGTACCCACGTATTAACTACGTGGTCTAGACCAAATGAGGGCGAACTGGCTGTATCCCCAGAAGCTTTCATCAACTCTAACGTATTAATCTGAGAGTTTAACTCAGACATTTGTTGAGCCATTGCAGGAACTTCGGGTAAATAATCGGATAGTCTCATAGTTTTAATCCTTGCTTAACGATTGTATATCTGACATAGATGTAAGCTTAAGTAATGTATTCATAGCCATTTCTTTAAGTACAAAACCCTCTGTACGGTCAGGCCGTTGCCTTAGCATAGACATCTCCTCTTCATATTCTACTAATTTTTCCCGTAAATCCAAAATTTCTGACTCTTTCTCTAGTAGTTCTTTATCCATATCTGTCTGTTCAGTAAACGCTGCATTAGCCAACACACCTAAACGAGCAGCTTCTTTAACTAGAGCTAAGAAAGCTCCTTCTGAAATCAGTGTTACTGCGTCACTATCATCAGGAATCTCCCCATCAGGGTCTAAGGCTCTCAAATCATCATGCCAAGTATCCAGTACTCTCCACGTTCCAGTGCTATCCTTAGTTGCTACGTATTGATTATTTCTGTCTCTTAACGTATTTCCTATCATATTCTCTCCTCTAATGTAAAGGGCATATCCCTCTAAATATACTATTTTCTGTTGGGGTATCTAACATAATCATGGTTTCCGCTGCTATAATAGCTATTATAACACAAATCCCCAGGATTAGTATCATTCCTTTAGGCGATTTCACAAGCACTCCACCCACAATTCTTACAGGAACTGCAACCAGCTTCTTGAACAATCAAGGGAGTATCACAGTCACAAGTTTCTACAACCTGTTCTGCAATACCAGTAGTCAAAACCTCTTTAACTCTACTACCTGCTCGATATACAGTTATACCTTTACAGCCTGTTTCCCATGCTTGTAAGTACGCTGACTGTACATCTTCTCTAGTTGCATCGTTAGAGAAGTTAATAGTTTTTGATATCCCTGCGTCTACTGAATCTTGAAAGGCTGCTTGCATAGTTACATGTTCTGAAGGAGATATGTCTGGTGCTGTGACATAAACTTCTTTTGCCCACTGAGGAACATCTTCACGTTCTCTAATAGAACGACCTTTAGCTAGATGCTCCATCAAATCTTCCGAATAGAACCCGTGTTCTTGTGCCGTAGTCTGAAAGAACTTGTTTACGTAGTACAGACTCTTCCCTTCCAATATATTTGACTTTCTCCAAGCTAAGGCAAAAGTTGGTTCAATTCCGCTTGAAGTATCAGCAATCATAGATATAGTTCCTGTGGGAGCCACACTTAACCTACACGCATTCCGATAGGGTTGATGTCGCCCGTAGTCACTTTCTTTCCACGACGGAAAGGTTCCTCTAATCTCTCCCAATTCTAATGATGCCTGGTCAGCCATGTCTCTAATAAATGACATTATCACTCTACCTATAGTCATAGCTACTTCACTATTGTATGGAATCTTCATAGCAATTAGCAAATCGGAAAAGCCCATTACACCTAGGCCAATCTTTCTAGTTGCCTTGGTCATAACATCTATATCAGATGTAGCATATTGATTTGCATCAATGACATTATCTAGAAAACGTACTGATAACTTGGTTATATCGGCTAACTTCTGCCAATCAATCTGTGTTTCCCAATCACCAGTCACATCATCATTCTCTTGCAAGAATTTAATTAGATTAATAGACCCTAGATTACAGCTTTCATTACTGAGAAGTGGTTGTTCTCCACAAGGATTAGTTGCTATCATGTCTCCATGTTCATCCTTAACACGATTGTCCTGATTAATGCGATCAATAAATACTAAACCAGGCTCACCATTCTTCCATGCCCCATCAATAATTAAACTGAAGACATCAAAGGCATTAACCCAAGATGTAATTTTATCAGTCTTAGGATGAATTAGTGGGTACTCAGAACGATTCAATACGGCTTTCATAAAATTAGCATCTACCCCAACACTGATATTAAAATTATGTATATCCCCTTCGATGGTTTTACACTTAATAAACTCAATTATATCAGGATGGTATATGGACATAACAGCCATGTTTGCTCCATCCCGTTTCCCACCTTGTGTAATCATACTCGATACACGGGAAAGTGTCTTCAATATTTCTATCGGGCCACAGGCTTTTCCTTGAGTAGTATTGATAGGGTCACCCTTAGGACGGATTTTAGACAGGGCAAAACCTGTACCTCCCCCAAACTTCTGTACCATAGCTGCATCAGTAGCAGTCTTCATAATATCTTGCATACTATCTTCTAGAGGAAGGACAAAACATCCTGATAATGTTCCTGCTGGAGTACCAGCATTCATCAACGTAGGTGAATTGGGTAAGAAATATAATTCGGACAGCATATCATAAAACTCATTTTGTATAAGTTCTATCTCCACAGGC